TCCAAGAGACTCTCATTACACCCTTTAAGGGTAAAGAGGATGTGTCTCATCAACCAAAAGTGGAATCGGGTTCCAGAGCGATGTAGTACGTAAGATTGTATTTGGTGTTAGTAAACTTGGAAAGAAGTTTAGAAGACACTACAACATCATAGGCACCAGGAATAATCTTGATGTTTTCTACCTTGAAGTTGAAAGCAAACTCTTGATCAGTTTCACCAACAACAATGGCATATTCGTTAGAAGTATCGTTCTTCTTATCACGAACAACCAGTTTGATGACTCCTGCTTCACCAACGGCAGACAGGTCAGGCAGTTGATAAACTTGTGCTGCCTTTACCAGTTTCTCCAGAGAAGTGCTATCCAGTTGGAAGCAAACATCTTGTGAAGGGAGAGTAATATCCTTTTCAGGGGGAGAAATAATCACATTAGGGTCAGCGAAGAAATACTTCACACGACGCTTACCTTCTTTGATGCTCAGATAAGAATCCTGCTGAAAATCAAGATCAGGATCCTGGTGGAGACTCAGACCATTCAGAAACTGGTTGAGATCATAAATGGCAAAGTCGCGGGGGAACTCTTCGGTGATGTCTGCTTCTGCCAGAATGTTCTTAGCGACAGAGATGGTGCGAAGACGAGTTCCTTGCTTCACAAGAATAGAGTTATTGATACCCGCAAAGTTCTTCAAGATAGTCAGGGTATTATCAGACAGTTTCATAGTTTTGGGTTTTAGTTTCATCACTGAGGGTAGGTTTCACGCTGTGCATTCTTATCGTTGAAATGCAACAGAAGAACAGCATAGTGCAAAATCTTCATAATGTCACGACGTGCAGTGCCTTTCTTATCATAACGAGAGGCATACTTGAGGATATTGCTGCGGCAGAAGGATTCACCATCACCACAAGCTTCAATCAAATCAAGTGTTTGAATCTTATCATCACCTGCCGAATAATGCTGACTATACGTTGCAGAAATATATTCAGTCAATTCTTTGAGGATACGATCCTCACTGTACTTGTATCGGCGGTCGGTTTTTTCAGGCATATTCAAGTTAAAAGTAATAACATCATCACTAAATCCACCTTTTACGTGTGAACCAGTGAAAGCAATGTGGTCTTCACCAGCACCAAACCAGTTAGAAGAAACTGGTCCAGCAGCGACCACATCACTGCTAAAATTAATAGTGTCGGGAGAGGCAGATGCCCCAACCATGAGAAAATCATTCTCAGAATAAGGATACTCGTCCATTTTTAGTTCATCATAAAGTAGGGACCAGGAATTAACCATAACAGAAAAGAAAATCGTTTACAAGAGACTCTGCTTTTTCTTTACCAAATTTACCAGAAAGATATCCACTCACAGGGTCTAACTTCTTCATATAAGAATCGAAGTCACAATAGGTGGAAAAATCTGTTCCAGTAGGTTGATGACATTCTAGCATATCCTTGTAAGCAGTCAAGTATTTCTTGAAGATATCAAGATGTTCATTCACTTCCGACATTGTACACTTGGCAATATACACATTCTCGGAGAAGTGATTGCCTGGTTCAAAGAATCGGAAGGAACCATCTGCCTTTGGAAGGTCTGGATGGGAGAACAAATAGTTTTCCACTGGATGTTGGAAGTCAAATACAATAATGACTTTCTTATCAAAGAAACCCATCAAATCCATCCCAAAGCAAGGAAGATTGCTACCAGTTCGAGGGTAGATGATATTGTTGTAAATACAGGACTTGTTGTCCCATATTTCAACTTCTCTGGATTTAAGAATGTGTTTGTTTACGTAAATTTTGGCAGATAGATTGGAGACGTTACTAGATGAAAACTGTAACGACCTCCAATCTGCCCACTCACAATCCAATTCTAAATCAGGAAAGGTTTCCCAGATTGCTGTCTTGTAGTCCTTCCACAGGGAGTTGGAAGTCGGCGTCAACTTTGTCATAGAGTTCAAGGAATGCTTGTTTAGTTTCGTCATCAAAGCGATTTACACACACTTGGATTGCTTTCGCTTTGTCTTGGAAGATTGCATAGGCACGAATAATGTGAACCAGGCGGCGGGTGCTAATGATTTCCTCAATACCACCATCATAGAAGGTCTTGCGGATAATGTCTGCCCAATCACAGAGACGCTTCAGGAAATCAAGATCAGCAGTTTCCTTAAATGCTCCAATAGAAGCAGCAACTTTGTAGAGAATCTTATACTCGTTTGTCGCAGTAGGATACTCTTGCTCAAAGGTTACTGGGAAACGCTCAAGGAATGCTTCGTTGAGCACATTAGTTCCAATGAATCGTCCGTCATCACTACCTTTTCCTTTAGTGTTGGCGGTTGCGAATACGTTGAAACCTTCTGCGGGCGTAACGAACTTGCCAATCTTCTTGAGGAAAACTCCTTTTCCTTCGAGAATAGATTGGAGGCAAAGAATTTTGTTGCTTGCGAGGTCGATTTCGTCAAGGAGCAGCACAGCACCCCGTTGCAAGGCTTCAACGACGGGTCCGTTGTGCCAAACGGTTTCGCCATTAACAAGGCGGAAGCCACCAATAAGATCATCTTCGTCAGTTTCGATAGTAATATTTACACGGATTAGCTCACGACCCAACTGAGCACACGCTTGCTCAATAGAAAACGTTTTGCCGTTACCAGAAAGACCCGTAATGAACGTCGGATAAAACAGACGTGATTGAATAATCTTGCGAATATCGTTAAAATTACCAAACTTGACGAAGGTATCATCTTTTTGTGGGATGAGGTTTTGTTCGACAACAGGAAGTGCAGCAGGTGCCTGATAGGTTTGTTCAAGTTTTTCTTGCACAGTCAGATTCCACTTACCACGGCTAACTTTGCAATCAGAGAGTTTATTGGTTACGGTCTGATAGTTTGCACCATTCATTGCACACCAAGCACGAATATCGGCGGCAGTTACAGACTCCCCGTACACTGCTTGAAGAGAAGTGCGGATGTAGTCGGTGGAGATGGTCATGATGTTGGTCGTTTGTTTCAACTGAAGTAATTATACAAGAAAAAAGGGGTGCCGAAGCACCCCAGTGGACAGTTATAAAACTGGATCACCCTTCGATTTCTTTGAGTTCTTCAATCAATTTTTTCTTGCTATGACGCTTGTCTAATTCGACGCCAAGTGTTCTGCCATATGCTTCTAACTCGTCTTTACTGAGTTCTTCAAGAGCAACATGTACTGCATCTTCTTCTACAGCAGGTGCTTCTTCAGCAACAGGTGCTTCTTCAGCAACAGGTGCTTCTTCAACAACTGGTTCAGGAGCAGGTGCTACCTCAACCTTGAGGGCAGATACTTTGTTCTGTATTTTGCCCCTAATTAAATCTCCGAACTTGCTCATTGGTCTATCAATAGTTTTCAATTATTTATTAAAAAAGGAGGTCTTAATGACCTCCATAATATCAGTTATTCTTACTTAATAGGATTACCATACTTATCAAGTTTGACAACCCCAGGTTTTGAACCTGTTGGTTTTGGTGGTTCAATAAGCTGTGCAAATGGTCTTGATGATGATGTTTGAGGACCATATGCAGCAGCACGTCTCACATCACGCTCAACTGCCTTTGCGTTAAGAGACGCTCCAGCACGTCCACCAAGACGGTCTTGCATTCTCAATCTAGACATTGATGCATCTAGAGCTTGTTGACCTTGATTAAGGGCATCGTCCGTTCCCATAACACCAGCTCTCTGGTCGTTAACAACCCTACCTGCTCTCTTGGCAATTTCAGATTTTCCACCAGGTTTTTTTGCAAATCTACTAAACAATTTTCCACCAATCTTAACGGCACCTTTCAACAAAGCACCAATACCCTCATTCATAACAATTTCTCTTTGCTCATCATCAAGATTTGCCATAATGTACATAGCATCTTGCTCACTATACCCCTCATCAAGAAGTTCACCCTTGACGATATCAAAGAGGTCTGTACCTGCCGCTACTGGTACTTTTTTCTTTTCAGGTGGTACAGATTTATTAAGAGCACCAGAACCAGAAAGATTACTACCAACAGTCTTCATTGTAGCGTTATTAGCGCCAACGACTGGTTGTGGTCTAGGTGCAGGTGCGGCAGAAGTAGAAGCAGGTACTGGTTTAGCAGCAGCAGGTGCAGGATTGATTGGTTTTAATCCAAGTTGAGCACGAACCTGTGGGTTTGCAGCAGAACCCATAGCACCAGAACCACTTACAGTTTTTCCTTGTGCCTGCTGTTGTCTAGCAAGAGCAGAACCAGCAGGTGCTGGTCTATTCAGAACTTCTGGACTGTTTGCTCTCTTAACAGCAGCATCTACTGATGCCTGTCTCTGAGCCTGCTGAACACCACCAGCAACAGCAGCCTTCTCTTGTGCTGCTCTATCTCCACCAGAAGCCTTGGCAGCAGCACGGGCAGCTTGTGCTGCTCTCAGTTCTGCCATTGTGGGAAGTCTTCTTTCGAACTTCTGACCGTTAACAGTTCCAGTTGGAACAGCAGGTTTCGTATCTGCCGCAGTCGCACCAGTAGGAGTTGTTGGCTTTGTATCACCACCAGCAGCAGGAGCAGCAGGAGCAGCAGCATTAGCAGTAAATGTCTTCTTACCAGAAGCATCGTAAGTTACAGTGCCTTGCTTACCACCAAGAGTTGCTGCATACTTTCTACCAACAGTAACTTGTCCACCAGCACCACCAGATGCTGCAACTGTTTGAGCAGGTGCAGGTGCTGGTTTAGCTGGTGCTGGTTTAGCGGGTGCTGGTGCAGATGCAGATGCCTTTTCTGGCGCTTGGAAATCTGGATTATTCTTCAACGCTTCCTGACCACGTTGTCTTACAGTATATCTTGCTTTCGTTATCAGTGCCTCATCGGATGCAGGTCTCCATCTTTGAGATCCAGGTCCACTTGGTTTAACATTTGCTGCTCGCAATCTTGCAAGTTCTTCCGCTTCAGCCTTGGCACCGCCACCAGCAGCTTGAACTCTTCTATCTGCTTCAATACGTCTACGTTCGGCGGCTCTGTAGTTAGCACTACGGTCTACTACAGCTTTCTCATCAAGTTGCTCAACTTCTGGTTGAACATAAACTTGATGGAGAGCTTCCATCATGCTCTGGACTTGTTTTCCTGTGATTCTTTCCATTTATCAGTTCTCCGTGATTAACTCGAACCACTGCTCACTCATACCATTAATAATGGAATCTGCCGACTCTACGTCATTGGCGTAACCTTCCTCAATGAGGTGTGTTACAACCTTTTCATAGATTTCTTTCGTCTCTTTTAATTTCTTTGGGGAAGGTTTCATCGCTAGACAGTTTTTCTATAAACATATTTATTCAAGCAATAAGTTCCACAAACTCCCCAAGGATTTTTTTATTCATTTTCTTACTACGAAGACTTTTTACGAAAGCACTTTTGATCTGAGTCTTAGTTGCATCATCAGCAACTTCAAACTCACTGTCCTGTGCAAGAGCATTGGCAGACAAACCAAAGTAAGTAGTATATCCAGAAGACTTAATAGAAAATGCTTTTTGCTTTTTCCAAGCGGTCATAGTTTTATCGTGAGTTTCTCCGTAATATCCACAATAACGACGAATGAAAGCACCAGCATCACGTGATTCAAGAACACGAATACCAATAAAATTAGTATCCTTGAAGGTATCTTTCAGGTTACGGAGAAGAATATCAGTCATTTCATACCACTCACAATCAAATGAATAGGTATTTCCAGTTTTACGGTCCCGAAGGAAAGAATTTTCACGAATAGTAGCAGTGCCAATAAAAGGTTCTGCCTCAAAGCGACGTTGAACTTCGCGGTCATACTTAGTCATACATGCTTCACCATCAGACAAAACAACACACTGAACCTTTTGAAGTTTATGCTTTTCTTTAAATTGAGGAATGATTTGGTGGAGAGAAACCAATGCTTCGTTCAGGGGAGTTCCAGAAAGACCCATTCCGACAGGAATTTGATAATTAGAATAATATTTAAATGAATGTGCAATACGAAAAATACTCTTCATTTGCTGTTCAAGAGATTTACCATTCACTTCACTAGTGAACAGATTCATCATAGAGAACCACTCAGGAATATGGAGAGTTCCATTGCGTCGCTCATAAGCAAACTTGCAGTTATCCATATTTGCAGAGCCATCTTTATTATACTTTACAAGAGGATAGTCACTGGTAAACGCATAAACATCGAAAGGAATAGAAACTTTCTTACAAAACCAAATCAAATTATAGAGTTGTTTAATAGTGTCAATCATTACTTGCCCCATTGAACCACTCCAATCAAGAATGAACACCAGACCGTGATTCTTACCGTTAGCAAGAGTAGTGACTTTCTTGAAAAGGTCTTCGTTATATTTGTAAGTGTGAAGTTTGGTGCAGTCCAAAACACCAGTGCGAGCAGTGGTGGCACGGGCATAAGAGTCTGCTGCCTTTTTACACTCAAACTCTTTGACCAGATAATTTACTTCTTTCTGTGCAGAACGCTTGAACTCTACAAACTGCTTATCGACAAACTCAAATTTCTCCATTTCCTGGTCTGCCCAAACTGCTTCACATTGCTTCTGAATTTCAGAGTTAGTAACAATAATTTTACTCAAGTCAAGTTTTGGAATCTCAAGATAAACATTCTCTTCACCATTTTGATTCACAAGATTCTTGAGAGCTTCTTCTAGAGAATCGACAGTTTTAACTTCAGGTTCTTCATTGTGCTCACCACCTTGAGAAGAAGTTTGCTGTTCTTGCTCAGCAGTTCCACCATAAGATTCAGTTTCACCAGGTTGTTCCTGCTCCCCCTCACCTTCTT